ATCCTAAAGCGTTCAAAGTTCTTAACCTGTTGAAGAGTCAACAAGCAAAGGCCGCTCACGCACGTATTATCAAAGATTTTTACGCACGTGATTTGGCAGACTTGCTTGAACTGGCAGGTGGCACTAAAGATCCTCAACTGGTTGAAGGCTACAGCCATCGTACTAAAAAGCAAATTAAAAATCTCATTATCTTCCTACAAGAAATTGAGAGTGCGTGTACTATGCTAATGCAAGAAGCCAAAGTCAATCGCAAGCCGCGCAAGACTAAGGCAGTTAGCAAAGACAAGGTTGTTGCTAAACTCAAGTACATGAAGACCTTTGAAGCTCTTAAACTTGTGTCAGTCAACCCTGTTGATATTATCAGTTCGCAAGAACTGTGGGTGTACAATACTAAGACTCGTAAGCTGGGCAAGTATGTTGCCGCAGAGTTCCAAGAGCTTGGTGTGAAGGGTACAACCATTACTGGCTTCGATGAACTTAAGAGTATTTGTAAGACTCTGCGTAAACCCGAAGATAAACTAAAAGAATTTAAGGCCGCGGGTAAGGTTGCCCTCCGTAAGTTCTTGGATGAAATTAATGCTACAGACACTCGTATGAATGGACGCATTAATGAAGAAACTATCTTGCTTAAGATTGCTTGAGATAAGTAGTATAGAGGACTTAGGCATTCAACCCTCTTTAAATATTCTGCATGCCATCAAACTTGCTACTTTACTAAAAGGAGACTAGAGATGGCAAATCTACAACCCGTACTTTATAAGTACACATCAACAAAAGAGTATCACGATGCGTTCCCATGTGCGTATCGTCAATGGCGAGCTGACAGCCATTGTAATCTAATTCACGGTTATTCATTTAGCATGAAGTTCTATTTTGGAACTAATGACCTAGATGTACGTAACTGGGCGGCAGATTACGGTGGTTTGAAAGAGCTCAAAAAGATTCTCGAAGACCAATTTGACCACACACTTATTGTAGCGGCCGATGATCCAGAAATGGAGACATTTAAACTGCTACAAGAAAAGAACATGGCTAAAATTGTTGTACTACCAAAATTAGGATGTGAAGGACTTAGCGACATGCTGTACAAGTATGTTAATGGCGTTTACATTCCTGAAATGTGGGGACCAGGTGAAGCACAACGCCTTTGGTGTTATCGCGTAGAAGTACGTGAAACTCAAAGCAATATGGCTTTCCGTGAAGGTCATCGTGAATGGAATGAAGACCTATTCAATTAATAAAATAGAGTCTAATAGTCCTCAGGACACAATGCGTATTGAATTGTTCCTGAGTGACTATTGTAATTACAAATGTTGGTATTGTTCGGAAGAGTCTAATGGTAAGACAGTAAGGTGGCCCGACCTTGATACGCTGTTGCCAAATTTCCTACATTTATTAGACTACTATAAACTCCAAGGTAAACGTAAATTTATAATCCATATCGGAGGTGGTGAACCTTCCATGTGGCCTAATGTTGTCGACTTTGTTAAAGCTATCAAAGAGCACTCGCATTGTATTGTTACATTAACAACAAACGGCAGTAGAACACTACGTTGGTGGCACGATAATGTAAAACACTTTGACCACATAGGATTGAGTGTACATCACGAATCTGCCGATGCTGACCACTTGTCTCAAGTAGGGGACATAATATACAACAACAAAGTGTCTATGTGGGCAACTGTTCTCATGGATCCTGCTTACTGGAACAAGTGTATTGATATTATTAGTACATTAAAAAATAGTCGTTACAAATGGAGTATAACGGCGGATCAGATACATCACCCTACTATAAATTATTCAGAGGATCAACTCAAGTATCTTCAAAAAAGACAACAAAGAGAAAATAGTATATTGTACGAATTTTTTGTTTGTCGATTAAAACGCCCACATTATCCAAACCCAACAATCTACTTCGATAACAAATCTAAGACCGTCCCAAATCATTGGTTGCTTCTTAATGGGTTTAACAACTTCAAAGGATGGGAATGTAATTTAGGTGTTGATACGCTGTTTATTGACAAGCGTGGACAATTAAAAGGCACTTGCGGCAATAAACTGTACAATGAAGTATTTTATTACAACATTTACGACACTGATTTCATAAACGCCTTTAAACCTGCTATACAACCCGTTATATGCGAAATGACCAGATGCGTTTGTCAACCCGAAGTGAATTGTACCAAATCGCTACACTAAATATTAGATGGAACTAATTTTAGCAACTTTAATAATGACGCATATAACAATCATGTGCGTTACTCTTTTCTTACACAGAAGTCAGGCACATAGGGCAGTAACATTTCACCCTGTAATTTCTCACTTTATGCGGCTATGGTTATGGCTGACAACAGGTATGAATACAAAGGAATGGGTAGCTGTTCATAGAAAGCACCACCAAGCAAGCGATACACCCGCAGATCCACATAGTCCTAAAGTTTATGGAATTTGGCGTGTGCTGTTTGGCGGTGCGTTTTTGTATGTAAAAGCAAAACGCGATCCAGAAGTTATTAAGTTAGGTGTCGGTACTCCTAACGATTGGATCGAACGTAAAGTTTATACTCCCCACCCCATAGTAGGAATTCTATTGATGCTGGTTATAGACCTTGTTCTTTTTGGTCCTATTGGGTTAATTGTGTGGGGAGTTCAAATGCTCTGGATTCCGTTTTGGGCCGCAGGCGTTATCAACGGATTGGCACATTGGTGGGGGTACAGGAATTATGAAGTGGATGATACTAGTCGTAATATTATACCTTTTGGTATTTGGATCGGTGGTGAAGAACTTCACAACAATCATCACGGAAAGGGCGCAAGTCCTAAATTCAGCCTTAAATGGTATGAAGTAGACATTGGCTGGATATACATTAAACTGTTAAGTTATCTCAAACTGGCTAAATTGAAAGGGTAGTAATTGAAAAAGTTTTGGAGACTATGGGCTAAAGCCTTGGGCGAAAAGTCGGGCAGTTCGGATGAAGAAGCAGATCGAATTGCTTGTATTCGTACAATAATTGTGTTAATATATGTTATGACTAACTTTGTAATCGTAGCAGGCGTATTAAGGCATTGGAATGACTAAAATTGGTTTCGCATGTAAATGGATCGACACACCCGATCAAGTTAACGGCATTGGCAAAAATGACAATGCTAAACAATACAACACTGGCACTACAACCATTTCATGGTTAAATAGACAAGATACAGATGTTGCCGAACAAAAGCTATGGGACCTAACAGTTCAGAATTTAGAGGCAACTCGCAAACTTATTGAAAAGGTAGGTACATTAGATGAGCCACTCCGTATGGTCCGTATTAGCAGTGATATTCTTCCTGCTTACACTCATGACGACTGGTCTTATTTTTATAAGCGAAATGATGTGCTTACATTACTCGAACGAGGATTTTCGCAAATCGGAGATCTGGCTCGCAGTAAACAAATACGCCTTTCAATGCACCCTGGCCAGTTTTGCGTTTTGGCTTCTAGCAATCCTGGTATTGTTAATAACTCTATAGAGGAATTTGAATATCATGTCGATATGGCCCGTTGGATGGGGTTCGGTAAACAATTTCAGGACTTTAAAATCAACGTCCACATCTCGGGTAAAGAAGGTCCAGAAGGTATCCGACAAACCTATAAGAGACTCAGTCCAGAAGCCCGTAACACCATTACACTCGAAAACGAAGAAAACGCCTGGGGGTTAGATGATTGTCTCAGTCTTAGCGATATTATACCTACTGTTCTTGATATCCACCACTATTGGATTCGAGAAGGGACTTACTTGGATCCTAGCGATGCCAGAGTTTCACGGATTCTTGACAGCTGGCGCGGCGTTCGTCCTACTTTACATTACTCCGTATCAAGAGAAGATGTCTTGGTTGGGCATTCCCAAGCCGTTTTGCCCGATATGGCTAACTTGCTAACTGAAGGTTACAAAAAGCAAAAGCTCAGAGCACATTCTGACTTTTACTGGAATAACCCAGCAAATGAATGGGCACTGAGCTTTTTAGGTACGCACGATATTATGTGCGAATCTAAAGGCAAAAACCTTGCGAGTTTTGCCTTAGCCAAACAAGCTAAACTTATTTAGGCTGTTTTGGCTTACGTGGCTTCTTTGGAGCAGGCGCTTTTTCTGCTTTTGGAGCACGTGGCTTACGAGCTTTCTTAGCAGGCTTTGCTTCCTCAGCTACTGTTGTTACAACAGTAACATCAGCGGCTGAAACAGGAACTACCTCTACTACAGGTGCCGCTTCTACTACTGGCGTTTCAACTTTGTATGGTGCTTCTGCTGGTTGTGCCTCTACTGGTTTACCAAAGATAAACTCTTTAATTTTTTTGAACATGATGTTCCTCCTTACAGGTTTATTTATAAACAACTAATATCATCTAAGCTACTTGCTGGCTTATCCCATATAGTGCGCCTCTCGGCGCCTTTTTTTTGAGCAAACCTTTTAGCATCGCAATTATTACAGCAATGAAAGTAATTGTTATTAAGACGCTTGGGTACAGTTTTTGATCTGTCTCTACGAAAAACTTCTTTACAGTTATCACATCGAAACACGGCAATACGGCGAGTGCGGTCATACGTGTGTTCTTTGCCTAGTTTACTTGTTCTAGTATATGTTTCTATAAGTTGTTCTTCGCCAAGGTACATAATTGTATTTACATTAGGGTTATAGAAATATCCGATAAATACTCAAAATAAAGCGGAGTGCTATATGGCAAGACAACAAATTGATATCGGCGTACAAGGCAATGACGGCACCGGCGACAGTATTCGTGCAGCGTTCGATAAAGTAAACCAGAATTTTACACAACTATTTGCGGTATTCGGTATAAGTGGTACCATTAAATTCACTAATTTAGACGACGCACCATCGAGTTATGGTCCGGATCAAGTTATTGTTTCTAACGCAGATAGCGATGCTTTACTAGCAAAAGACTTAGTTGGCGGCTCTGGTATCTTAGTTGATCACAGTGATCCTAACGAAATTCGTATTATCAGTACTGGCGGCAAGATTGCTAACGACGTTAAGCCTAGTTTAGGTAACCATTTAAATGCCCAAGGATTTAGCATTGGTAACGTAGCGGATGCTACTGATGATTCAGCAGAAGCATTTAACGCTACACATGACACAGCTATTACAGCTGACCAATTGGTTATTACTAGAGGTTTTGCTGATAGACGCTACTTACAAACATTTGGACAAACAGGCGCAGGTAGCCAAATTCGTGTTCGAGACGAGCCCGAAAACACATTAGATTATACAATAGCTATCGATGGCTGGCCTGACGGTTATGCCCTAATTCCTTTACACGGTTATAACACAGGTTCTAACGGTATTGCTTTCAAATACTATGCTAGTATTGCTCCTGCTACAGGTTTAATTTCTGGAACAACTTACTATCTACGTTATATCGACCGTGATAGATTGGGAGTTTATGCCACACGTCAAGACGCAATTGACGGAGTTAACAGAATTATTGTTAACGATCCTGAAGTATTAGTCCGCGGAACTGAAGTATTTGTTGATGCTTATTACGATGATACATTAGACGGTAACTGGTTAAGTAACGAAGCATTGCCGCGTAAGAGTGTTGTTCGCCGTCAGGGCGACCACATGGATGGCACATTGTACCTAAGTGATCACCCAGGAAGTTTAGCTGGCGCTGGTAGTCCAAACGGTGCAGATGATTTACAAGCTGCCACAAAATATTATGTAGACAATAGCAGTTTTGCTAGCCAAGCAAACTTGTTTGTTGCCATGAGTGGTGATGATACACAAGCTAACACTCCAGAAGGTAAAGAAGGTCGTGCGTTTGCTTATGCTTATGCTACACTGAATGCCGCTTGTCGCAAAGCTGAAGAACTTATCAATGCCGCAAGAATTGAACCAGGTCCTTATCGCCAGTTGTTAGCATTTGCTGACTATACAAACATCGCATACTTAAACAGTTTTGCAACAGGTACAGGAACAGAAAGAACATTAAGGGTTTATACAAACGGTGTTGGTGTTGACCAAAGTAAAGATGTTGATAATCGTGACTTAAGAGAAGGTAGTATCATTCGCGGTATTAGCAGTGGTGCTACTGGTAAAGTTATTACATACGATGGTGTAATAAGTGTAAACGATATCTACAACGTAGAATTATTACATTATACATCTGACAAAGTTTATTTCCAAAGTAATTTTGTAAATGCGGCTGCTACACTATCAGCAAACAGAGAATTTATCGCACACGAAGTTGTAGAATATGTCAAGGCAAAATATCCAAGCATGATGTTTGTTGAAAGCAAATGCTTACGTGATGCTTTATCTATTGTTGATGCTTTAGTGTTTGATTCTCAGTACGGAGGTAATACACATACTATTAGAGCGGCTCGTGCTTACTGGAACGGTGTTACTAGCGTATTGCCAACAGAGCAAGTATTACCAACTGTTGACGCCATTAGTTACTTAAACCTTCTAGCACAAGACGTAATTGATAACACAGCGGTACCACTTGCTGTTGGTATTGGTTATGGCGTTAGAAGTGATTACCCTCAAACAGAAGGTGATGATCCTGAACCAGGAAGTGGAGGATTAGTATCTCGTTTAGTCGATGCTATTAATGATATTATCGCTAACGGTCCAAACGGTGGCGGCGTGCCATTAGAATTCCTACCTGGAGAGCAATTAGAATTTGGACAACCTGTTCCTGAATTACACATTAGCATTCGTGTTGAAAGTGGTGTTTATTACGAACAATATCCAATTCGTGTTCCAACTAACGTATCTATTAAAGGAGACGAATTCCGTCGTGTAATTATTCGTCCAGCACCCGGTACAAGTACAAGTCCATGGGCTGGTTTATATTTCTATCGAGACGACGAATTCAACGGATTAACAAGAACTTACACATCCGATGCGTTAACAGCTTCAAGCTCTGGCACAACTATTACACTAACAACAGGCGACTTAACCAATTCAACTTTAGAAATCGGTATGCACATGGCAGTTATCGCAGGCACTGGTTTGTTTGCTCCTAATACTGTTGTTACAGATATCTTATCAACTACTTCATTTGAAGTAAGTGTCGAACCTACTACACCGTTATCCAGTGCTACTGTTAGAGGTTTAAACAATTCTGGATTGGCACCAACAGGACATAACTTTGGTTACCATTACTTAACAGACCCAACTGGTATATATGGTATCTTCAACACTATTCCTACTTCAGGAAATACTGTTGCGGCAGGTTTAATTGCGGCGGCGAAATCTAGTATCCAAACTAACGTTATCAATTATATCAATGCCACATACGAAGGATTTGAATACAATCAAACTACTTGTAGCCGAGACGTAGGCTATATTGTAGATGCTATTGTTTATGATATCACCCACGGCGGTGTACAAAGAAGTCTTGCTGCCGCACAGGCATACAGATTAAATGCTAGCGGATTGGTAGCAATTAGTACTCAACTAGAGCAAACAATCGCAGGTATCAATAGAATTAACACAGCTATCCAACAAGTACTATCGGGTGGTAGTCCTGAAGTTAACGCATCTACTTATGTTAGCGAATTAGTTAGCGGTATTGTAAAAAGCATACAAGGCGTTGACAATCCTCCTAAAAACAACAAAGATATGGATGTGTTCTTGTTAAATGACGGTTGTATTTTAAGAAATATTACCGCACAAGGGCATGGCGGATTTATGTGCGTATTAGATCCAGAAGGTCAAATTCAAACTAAATCTCCATACTTCCAAACAGCAACAAGTATTAGCGGAAGTACAAATAAACATCGTTTCGCAGGCGGTATGTTCATTGACGGTTTCTGTGCTAACTTGCCGGCTACAATTACAAGTAGAATTAACTCAACAACACTTACCGTTGGTGGATTATATGTTCGCCAGCCAGGAATTCCAACAGCGTTTGTAATTGGTGAAAATACTTACCAAGTTAACGCTGTAAGAAAC